GATTTATTTCCCTATTGTGTATCTTGTCCGGGAATTCCACGGAATACTGAGGCTTTGCGTTATGATAATAATTTCTAAAATCCCCGAGTCTAAATGGCTCATTAGAACCTCCTCTTGGGGGCTCATATGTGTATTTCATCGAAAGCATATCCTCAAACCTTGATGTGGCAGTAGGCACATGTATGCCACAATTCCTTGCCGATCCCTGCCACCAATTCGATGGGCGGTCAGTAGTGAAATTATTTCGCACTGGTTTGTATTTCGCCCACATGTTTATCTTAGCGGCGCAAGCCGCCACACCCCCACATAACGTGCCCAAGTCCGTGCTTGGATAGCCCAAGATATTGCGAACATGCAATATGTGCAAATCATCTTTCGGAAGTATATCGTTAGCCATATCTTATGCAGCTTTTAAATTGTCCAACTCCTCTCTCAACGATCTCACCTCTTCTTCAAGGTCTGCTATACGCTTGTCCTTGTCGGTCATCCATGACTTTGTAGATCCTATCCACTTATTAGTGTCATCCATAAACGGAAGGAATGTCTGGATGGACTTGATAGACAACAGGCATCCAGTCTTTCCATAGTCATACCCATACCAATCATTATTAACGCCAGTACCTTTACCCA